TAATTCTAACTGTTGTATTAACACTTTGCCCAGAAACAGTTTCATACGCTTCTCCCCCAAACGCGGTTGAATAACCAGCTTTACCTAGTGCTTCAACTTTCTTTTCTTCATTCTTTTTCCAATCAATAAATTCCTCAATTTCTGGATCATCAATATCTTTAATAAAAATATTTGCTGCTCTTCTTTGCGAGGCACCAGACAAAATATTTGATGCTGATCTATCTGCTGTTAGCATAAATGGATGAGACCCAGAAGCATTATTTCCATTACTAAATTTTTCATATTTAGAACGGATCGAAGACCAATTAATGCCAACACCGCCACCATATGTATAGGCTTTTACCATTTGTGTCATTATATCATAAATTCCATTTTGATCTTTTGAAAATAATGTATCCATAACTTCAAATACAAAACATGCAAATACACCAGGATATTTAAATGTATTTTTTGTTTGATAAACTTCGCCTGTTAACGGATCTGCTTTCCAAAATCCACGCTTAGCTCCTTTAATTCCATATGCCCAATACAAACCAGCATTAAACCAAGTTGGGGTATTTGGTGCAAATAATTGTGCAGCTAATGAATATAATATTTCATCATAAAATGATTTTGCATCTTGTTCTGTATCAAAATAATTATAATACCAACCCCAATAAGTATAAAATCCGGCGATACGTGTAAACATTTGTTTAGCTGATGTTTCATGACCAAAATATTGATCCATTTGTTCATTTTTTTTACTAAATTCTTCATATAAAGCATTTAATTTCTTATCATTACCACTGTGTTTAACTTTTGCTATTTCCTCTTGTAATTCTTTATATCTTTTTATAACTAAATATGCCTTATAAGTTGGTCTTCTTCGTTGTAGCCAATCTGGAATATCTCTTCCATCATGTGTTTTTTCTGGTACTCTTTCACTAAATTTTGGGACCTCTGTTAATCTTGTATATTTTGAAATTAAAATCTTTTGGGCATTTGGTGTAAAATGTTTTGGTACTTCTATATTTTTAAGAATCATTTTATTATTGCCATAATCTGAATAAAGTGTAAAATCTTTCTTTTCCCATTCGAACATTGATAAAGGATCAACACCTTCTTGTGTGTACATTCTTTTCACTTTCATAATTTATCCTTTCTTGTTGAAATAATTAAATGTAAATTAGATCTTCTTGTAGAATATTATGAAGTTCATTAAACGATAAAATTTGGTAGATATGTTTACGTGTGTTGAATAAATCATCTAGAGGAATTATTTTATTTTTTAGAGCTTCCTTGGTACACTTTTTAGATACTGCGATATAATTGATAGATACATATGCGGTTTCGTATAAATATTTTAAATCACGTTGATGCATTTTATTATAATTATTTTTAGACATTAATAAATCATTTATTAGCATCTGCCTATTATTTATGTGTTTTCTAATTAATGAATCAATAAATTTATCTGATAATAATTTTGATAATCTAATTTTACGATTGTTACGTATTAATGTTAATAATATTTCTATTTCAGTATCATTTAATCCAGTTTGATTTATGTAATTTATAAATTTTTTGATAATTATATAATTGTATGTTCTTTTGATTTCATTTATATTTGAAGATGGATACAAGACATTACAAACCTTAGAAAAAATCTTTTCTTGATTCATCATCAAATCCTTATACGTTTTTCTTCCTGTAATATTTTACAATACGCGATTGTAAATTGATGATTTCGCTGATGCCTATTTCATCAGATTTAGTAGTTGTAATTGATTTCACAGGTATAATATCATAATTTGGTGATTTAATTTTGACATTATTAATACCATTAATTGATTGAATCTCATTTATAAATTTGGATAAATAAAAACCTTCTCCCATATTAAAATTATTATAAGAGAAGAAATCATCAATAGTATTTTCTACATCACTTTTAATAGATGTGATATCGCTATTATAATCTATAATAACATCTATATCTAGATCTATATTTTTAAAATTACCATCATTTATATTAATTTGATCTGTAATTGGTCCAATACTTTCTAAATAATTTTTTAATCCTTCTTTTAACCATTCAGAAGGCTTAGACAGATTCGTTGTCCCATAAGCTAAAATATAAACATTTACAATATTCTTATTGACATAATTATTTAATAACAATTGTTTGCACTCATCATCTGTTTTGATAAATTCACCATCGGATCCAATAGCACGAATTTGATCAATCAATACATCTAAATTATCTTCAACACCTGTATTAATTGCTACTGAAGCTTTAGCAACAGTACCATATATAGAATGGCTAAAGTTTTCACATACATCTATATAATCTTTAGATGTTACAACAGAGGATAAAGTAAATGATTCAGCTGAAACCCTTTTTTTAGCATGCTCAATTGTCTCAATATCTGTACCACCATTAGAGGAATTATAATTTATGAAATGTACATCAACTACTCCCATATTAGATCCAAGTGAGATAGATTTATATTCATCTATTGCTTTTGGATCTATTCTACCGATAATTCCACCACCAGATCTATATTTAATATTAACTTCTGCTCCATTTGATAATTTCAAACCGTGAAAATTATTACCAAATTTTACTATCACTCCGTTCGTTATATAAATTAATTCATATACCATATCATCAGCATCGTATGATTCTATACTATCAACTTTTATCCATCTTTGTGTAATATTATCTATTGTTACATCTATTATAAATTGATCTTCAATAATATTATTATCATATATAATAAATTGTTCATTTTCTATACCTTCAGCTATATATGATAGAGTTTTGAAAGTTCCTTCTACACCATATGCTTTTGTAGAAGTGGCTCCTGGTATTATTTCTATTGGATCTTCCCAATTATTGGGAGCTCTAAATATTTCATATGTTATTTCTTCTCCATCTGCTGAATAGACATTAAATGATGTAGCTGCTGGAATTTGAACTACAGTTGTTAAAGCATTATCTATTTCCACAGAAACTTCAACAGTAGCTGGTGTTGGTCTTCGTAATTTATTATTTAAAACTTTTAAATGTTGATCTACAGCGAAAGTTGTTTTAGCTGTTGGTAAAAAATTTTCGTTAGCCTGTAAATCTTGTCTATTTGATAATAAATGCCCTATATATGCTATTAATTCAGAAAGCATTTGTATTGCATTATGCTCTACAAAATCATTAAATTGATCTTTATGGTATAAAGAGATATATTCTATAATGAGTTTTTGTATGGTTCTATAATCTAAAGCCGAATAATTAATCTGATCTATAGATATATCAGCTAGATTTATCTTATATTCTTCTGGAGCATTTGGCATTTGGAAAGTATATTCAGACATTCTAACCTCAAACTTTAATAGTTAATGAGAGTTTTAAATCCTTATCTATATTTTTAACTCTACCTAAGATAGTTATATATATTAAATTGGGTTGCTTTTTAGATTGTGAAATATCTATATCTTGTATATCTAATCGAGGATCATATTTTTTAATAGCATTGAAAATTGCATCTTGAATTTGAGCTGATATAGAATAATCAAATAATTCAAATTGATATGTTTGCAATCCCACTCCGAATTCTGGCATCATAACTCTTTCTCCTGGGATCGTTTTTAATAATTGTATTAAATCATTTTTTATGAGTCTTAAATTCATCTGGAATGGGAACAAATTATCATCATCATATAATGGAGGGTTAAATCCGAGATAATTCATTATAATACATTCTTTAATTTTTTTATATTTGAAATAATATTGATTATATCTTGTTTTAATGTTTCTAAAGTTGTTTTATATTCTTCATATTGTTTGTTTAGTTCATCGATTTGATTTTTAACATCATTATTTGTAATGAGATCTACATTATCAATAGCTGTTAAATGTATTAAATTTTCATTAATCTTAGACATTTCATCAACAATATCATTATATTGATTGCGTTTATCTCTATAATTATAGATATGAGCATATAATTGATTTAATAATTCATCATAATAATTATCTATATATTGTTGCCTATAAATATTGTGTTTATCATTGATAGTGACAGTTAATTTATGTATTATTGTATCGAAATCTTCTGAAATATTTATATCATCTACTTGGTAATAATTAATAGATGAGCCATTGGAATTATTATGAGTTATGATAATTTGATTTAATTTTGATTCTTCATCTTCATTATATTCAATTGTAGTTTTATTTAAATTTATTAATGGTATAGTATTATCATCATCATTATATGGTTCATTAGATGAAATATTTAATGAAATATATGTAGCATTTGAATTATTATATGAATATGTTGGATAATTTATTATCATTTTTCATCCTCCTTTGGAGGTTTTAATTTTGGTTTTATGAAATCAGGTCTTTTAGCATATTGCGGGTTTCCTTTATCAACATTTTCGCTTGCTATTAAATCATCACCGATTTGTATAGATTCCATACTTCCAGTTAATATAATTGATTTTTCAGATTTGAATTTTATGTTATTTTTGGAATAAAACTCTATATCATCCTCAGCATATATTTGTATTTTTTTAGCACTATAAATTATTACAGTTCCTTGATCATCATCTATAACTATATACCGATCCTCATTATTATTCCTAATAGAAACAACTTTATCCGTAGAAGAGATATAAATTCCTCTATCCTCATTTCCTTTTATATTTATATATTTTTGTGAATCAGCATCTTTTAATTTTATCTCATTCCCGAGGGGTGTTTTGATGCTAATTAATCTTTTATTATCAGAAGAATTTAATTTAATATGAAATGAACCTTCGGGATCTATATGTAATTCATTAAATCTGTTATCAGTTTTACCTTTATATTCTTGAGAAATATAATCTTTTAGCCCAGAAGCTAAAATTATAGATTTATTATCATCATTAAATTCAATACATTGTTTTTCTGGAGAATATAATTGCATATGATTATAAATATCACTTAATTCAATTCCAAAACCTCTATTTATTTTATCAGATGATTGCCTAGATGTTTTTATAAGTATACCATAATTGTAATCTGGTTTTTTAGCAATAACTCGATCATCTAATACAATCTTACTACCTTTCCCGAAATCACTCACTCCTCTTGTAACCATTCTTATCATTCTTGCATCATCACCAAATTCATGTTCTCCATCTATTAATCTTGGATTTTCTTTTTGTAATGGTGTATTTATTACTCTGTCATTTTCTAAATCAAATCCGGTATCTATCATTTCAAATAAATGCCCACCTTTAGTCTTTAGTTTTAACCATAATTCTGTAGATGTAGAAGCACCGGTAATTGATCTACTTATTATCCTTTTACCATCTGAATATTCTTTATCACGAGATTTATTCCACCCAACATCTCTCATCTGAATCATATGCCCATATCTAGTTCGTAATTCTATTCTTCTTTGATCATGTGTTTCTAAATTTCCAACTTCAGGAGTTTCTGGTGATCCGGGCTTTATATCAGTTATATCTTCATTAAATAATTTTAATAAACTGACAGATCTTCTTGTTTCAAATTCATAATCTTCCCATAAATTACCTTTAAATTCACCTTGTTTAGTCCCATCATCAGCGGTAGAATTTTGTAAATCTTTTGGATCATGATACCAAAAATATCCTTGATCAGCTAATAATAAATAATTCCCATATTTAGAAACAAGAGCAATAAATTTTGAATCGGGTTGATTTATTTCTGGTATTCCAGATTTTTTATTTTTTTCAAAAACTGTTTTAGTATAATTTTCGCGAGGTTTATTTTTATGTTCATCTGGGAAAAATCCAGTTGAATTAAATATTAAAAATGACCCATATCGATCTTTAAATCCAATACTCATAGGCCTACGATCTTTAGGGATATAATCCGCAATATTATAATAATAAAAATTTTTATAATAATCACTTAAATCTTTATCTTTTCTGATATCGTTATTTGGATCTTTAGCTAGTACTTTAAAATCATGATATTCTGATTCTAAAGGTTGTAGATTGATCATAGTTGGATCAGCAGCACCTATAACTACAGGACTATATGGATCTCCATTTTCAAATGTTACAAAAACTGTATCACCTATAGAATAATTATTCCATTGGCCACTTCCATTTCCACCAAATGAATTTACAACTAATGCCCAAGGACATAATTCATCTGGTACACCCTCTTCTCCGTCATTATGAAACATAGGAATTCTGATACGAATTCTTCTTATGTGTAATGGATCATTGGTCTCTATAACTTTAGCCCGATATATTCCAGATAAATTATTCAATTGATCAATTTTTTCATATGCTTGTTCAACAGATCGTTCTAATGGATCCAATTATACCTCCGAAGATATTAATGATGGTGTAGGAATATATACCTTATCATCCATTTGGGGCCAATTAAATAATTCATCGATTTCATTTTTATCAAAATTTATTATAATCCAATCTAAATATTGATTTCTATAATAATCATATGCAATCATCCAAGGTTTTCCAACATATCGTTGTTTCATTTCTATCTGTAATATTTGGTTATCAGATAAATTAGAAGATTCAAGAAACCACGGTTTTTGGAAAGTACCGTAAGTTAAGATATCATTAAATTTTATTTTCTGTGTTAAATCGTATTTCATGCCCAATCCTGTTTTGGTCTATCTTCAGCATTGATTTCTTGTTCTCCATTTCCCTTTTCACCAAAAACAATTTTTGTTACAAGACTTAAATCCATACTAACTTCATAAGATAATGGTGTTACTATTGAATCATAATATACCAATCTATCTGAAGGTGTTATTGATACATTAGATGATCTCCAAGTCGAACTTTGTGTAACAATATTGTATAATTTTTCTATGATTATTAATGGCAAAGACTTTTCAGACCCACTTAAATTTAAAGATCCAACAGCATCCAAGGAGCGATAAAAATATGCCCTTAATGTCATTAAAATATTTTTTATAAAGGTTGGCGACCATTCATCACCAGTAACAATATATTTCCATTTCAATTGTATTTTCCTAGCACTAGCACCATCATATGTTATCATTGGTTCATATAATTTAGCATTAGTTTCTTTCCAATTCATACCTTTACTATCAGATGTAATCACAGGAGGAAATTGGAAAGGTATTTTATATGTATCTTCCAAACCTTTTATAGCTGTTTGCGGATCACTTAATGGAATATTCATTATTACATCTTGTATCGCTTGCTGATCTGCTGGGGATAATTTAAACATTATAACCACCTTACTTTATGTATACCAAGTAATGATTCTATACTCATTTTATTATTAATATCATTAACAAAATTACTTATATTATCATTTATATTTTTAATATCATTTGTATTAGATTCTATATTTTCTGCAGTTTTCTTTATTTCATCGTTGAGTTCTACTTTTAATTTTGTTTCAGAGTATGTATTGGATACTGCGCCAGAACTTTTTGATGCCAAATTAGTTGTAGTTGGGGGTTTACCTGCTTCAGATGATAATTTTAAATTAGATATTAATTCGGATGCTTCCTCATATTTTTTCCTATTTGATAAAATATTTTCGACAATACTATTTAGACTTTTATTAATTGTTTCACTTGGTGGGGGTGTTAATGTAAGTACTGCTGAGGATAATGATATAATTTGTTTAGATGCCTCTTTCATGTTTTTCAATTTAGATGCATTTATATTCGTAAGCTCGGAAGTCAATTCTTGTAAACTACCAACAAACATAGTTATTCCTATCGGATCTATATCCGATACAGATTTTATTATATCACTCAATAATTCTAATGGTTTTATATTGATAAGACTAACAGTCATAGCTAAATCTAATAACTCGTCGCTTATTGCACTAATACCTACTGATGCAAATAGTGATAATGCACCAACAATAATCATTTGTCCCATAAATGCAATTAATTCAGCACCTATTGTGACTAATGAAACTTCGCTGAGTAATTTCATTGCATCAGCTATCATCTTGAAACCTTCACCAAATGTTTTGAAGGCACTACTCATTAATTTTAATGTAAGCCCAAGCAAGAATACTACAAATATAAATGCTCCAACATATATTGCACCACTTATCGCTGCTCTTCCGGCTGCTGTCATTATTTTCATCATTATTATCATAGCTCCTGCAAAACTAATTAATGCAAAACCTAATGCTGCTAGTCTAGCTGGGGTCATATTGAATTTATCTACAGCCCAAAACAGTGCTATTAATGCACCCGTAACAAGAGTCATAGCTAAGATTCCTTTAAACACGCCCCCAGACCCCATCATACTTAGTCCTCTACTACTAACTGCACTCGCTGGTCCTAAACTAAATAAACTTTTGATTCCACCTACTATCTTACCACCAAAACCAGAAAGAGATTTTGTTATTTTACCGAATGTTTCAGTTAGGCCCTTAAATTTTTCTGGAAGAGATAATACAAAATCTTTAACCTTTGTAACTGTACCACTGAATCCTTCAGCTATTTTAGATCCAGCATTCGATATACCTTCTTTGATTTTTCCACCTATTTCAGCTAATGGGGCAGTAATTCCCTTAAGCTTTTTGGGTATATCTTTTACAAATGATACGATTTTCCCAGAAGCTGTTTTGGTTGCATTTGAAACAGGTTGAATTATATGCTTATTTAATTCTTGTGCTGGATTAGCTATTTTCCATTTTCCACCTTCTAATGATATAACTTTTTCTATCCCTTTCTTTAATTCTTGACCTGCTGTAGCTACTGTTTTTGCTGAATGCTTCATTCCAGCAGCCCATTTAATGAGTCCGATTGTCAATTTTGGTATTATTGTTAAAATTTTAAGTATAACATTATGAAATCTAAGAATTGATGCTACTAATAATACTCCGAATATAAAGTTTAATATATGCCCGATACCAGGGACACTTTCAAGCAGATCTGAAATCCAGGTTATTACAGATACTACAGCAGAAAGAATATTTAAAAGGAATTTCAATAGTGGTAAAAATGGTCTAATAACTGCATTTATCGCTGTAAGTACCGGTAAAAGAAGTCTTCTAAATATCATAGCTAAATTATGGGTAGCATCTGTAAATTGTGCTTGGACATCTGCAGCTTCTTCCATATTC